GAATTTATCATTCCCCATCCAGAACACCATGTTATTTGCTTCGGCTACAACTCGTGGGCCCATAATACTAATAGAAGCTGAAAGTTCTTGTAGGCCAAACACTTCTTGTGTACCTAAAAACTGAATAGAAGTTAGTGAATAGTCTGTCCATACTAGGGTTTCTTGCCGAGTATTAATTGCTGCAATAATTTCAGAACCCGATTTTAAACGCAAGAACCCCGCCGTATTGGTTGGAGTGGGTTGCCATTTTTCAGGTTCAGGCCCTACCGTTGCGTCAACATTAGACCAACGAATAAGAAGGGGGTCGTAAGTGCCTAAATAATCTGGGGCTGCTGCACCTGCATCATAATTAGTACATGCCATAGCAAACAAATGCCCCGTTGGTGCAAAGAGAATATGTCCAACTAACTGTGGTACCGCGACTGCGCCTGCGATAGAACTTAATTTTACTGCGCGATTACTAAAGCTATTGTTATAAACCCAGTAATATATATTTTGTCCATGGACATTGAAAATTAAGTCGTTATTAAATTTATCTTGAAAAATTAATCTAGGATTCAAATAGATAGGCACTGTTGATCCAGAACCCCATGTACTTCTACCCCAAGTACCCGTACCCCAACCATAACCAAGTGTGGCTATAGGAAAACCTGTAGTCCATTGAAACGCTGCACTAATTCCAGTGCCTCCACCGGCTGCAACAGTCAATGTAGCTGCGGTTGTAACGGTAATACTAAATGAATTAGGACTAATAAAAGTTATTTGGTGTTCCGCATTTAATTCATTTGCAGGTATGCCACCTACTGCGGTTGCACCGCTGAATGTAACGTAGTCTCCAGTGATTGCTCCGTGCCCTGTAATATTAACAATAACAGTAGTTGATGTATCTGTTGTGGCAAAGCAATTATCAGTGGTAGGTGTAGTTAAGGTGGTTCGAATGGGGGTAATATCATACATAGTAGTACCCGCAAACACATACATTTTTAAGTTAGTACCAACACCAAAAATTCTATCGCCTGTAAGTGTATTATAAGAATATAAACTACGACCAGAGCCTACATATTGATTAAAGTTTTGTACTTCCCAACCACCTATTTTTTCAGGAAATCCTTGACGGAAGCGAATCTTATCACCTGCAAACCAACCTCCCTCTTGAGAGTAATTAGTTTTATCTTTGTTGATTCCTGGTTGAAATATTAATTTAGTTAAAGGCATCTTTATTTTCTCGCATTAATAGTGCATGTTCTGCAAATCGTCTTCTAATAAGACCTTTTAGTATACGGCCTCCAGCTCTACGGTATTTTAAAAGAACTTCTCCAGCCCTCTTTTTATCACCACGTTTAAAAGCTGACCGCACCGTTGATCGCTGAAATGTCCCCAAACCAAGATTAAAGCTAAAGCTGACAAGAGCGTCAAACTCAGATTGACTTGGTTGCACAGGATGTAACAAACGAAGTACTCCATTTTCAAATTTTAATAAGTCTTTTCGTAGTAAATCATTGATTTCATCGTCTCCCATTGAGCGATTCCAACTATCAGGGAGCTCAGAATCACGAGTGATAAGATGACCAACACCGACAGTCCAATACCCTGCAGGGCACCTGTAAGGTTTTTTAACAACGCCTTCAAAGGCTTTGATAAGCGCAATTCCTTCCTCCGATGTTTTCATCAATCATCCTTATTTCTTTTCCCACGTTCTGCTTCCAAACCAGAAGCCTATGATAGAAGCTACGATAGCCATTTCTTCTTCACTGAATACAATGTTCATTGCAGTTGCAAAATCTGTTCCACTTTTTATCGCCCAAATCATTCCGGTAATATCAACAAATAAGAGAAGAGCAATAAAAATATAGGTGATAATGGGGCGAACACTAGCACGGAGATTAATAACCCAAGGAGACGCGCCGTTCGAGAGTTTTTCATCATGCTTGTAAAGCGCGAGTCGCTCTTGAGCGTACGTGTCCATCTCGACTTGGTCAGTTTTAAGTTCTTCAATTTTTTCTTGTGAGGCATAACCTGCTTTAGCCAATTCCATAGCTCTCCGCATTTCAATTTCTGCCATCTCACGTTCATGTTTTTGGTCACCCTTTTGCTTAAAAAAATCTAATACACTAGGTAATCCCGATGTAGCAAACCCTAATATCGCCGATAAAATACTTAACATACTTTCTCCTTATTCGTCTGCCGCTTCTGGTTCGTTACCTTCTGCTATCCATTCTTGCAACTCTGGATGTGCTTCTACGCAAGTAACTTGCATTAAACCATCGTCATCTATACGACCATAAATTTGAATATCATCTTCTAATTGTTTTTTAAGTTTTATCCATTTCATAATTCGGCACTCCAAGCGTAATATGCAGATGTAGTTTGAAGTCTAGCGGCAGTACCTTCTCCTGTAGTTAATCCTGAAGATACCGTTTGCCTTATTGCGGCTTGGTTTTTTGTTGCTGTTGTAAATACAGGGACTGCGGAACAAGTAAGTTGCCCTGCGGCTCGCTGAACCCCGTAGTCTGAAGCAGTGCCAGTTTGCTCAAGTGCAGTTGGTGCATCTCTCATTGTCACAGGAAAAACAAAGAGCACATCACTTAGTGTAGACAAGGCGGCATAACCAATAGCAACCCTGTCCCCCGCCGATGATGGACCAACCTTGAAATAATACCTCTGACACATAGCGAGCTCGACATCATAAGGTAGGTTTTCAAAGGGAGTGGCTTCTGTTCCTAATTCTAATTGGAACAGCGTTACATCAAACACAAAAGTAGTAGTAGGCTGAAAGTCAATATTTACAGTTAAATAAGAAGTGTTAACTCCGTCAGTACCTAATGTCTTACCAGACAAACTACCTAGTGTTTTTGTAACAGTGTATTTTGTCCAAGATGTACCAATGCTAACTATTTCACTCACCTCTACGGCAGCCGATGGACTTCCACCAGTTCCAAAATCTTGAAGCAAACGAATATTTATATTCATAGACGCATCTGCTTTGGCGTAAAAAGAAATTGTAATTGTTTGCCCATCAAATTGAGTCACATCTTCTATTCTTTGCACTAAAGAAGCATTACCGTTGGTTGACGCACCTGTTTGATTATGTTGCAAATAATAATAGGCGTTTGGTACATCTGTTTGTCCGAGCGTAAATGTTTGTTGGCTAAGTGTTCTAGCGGGTGTTCCACCAGTACCATCAGCAGATTTCCAACGATCAAGTGTGTAAACATTATCTGCTGTAAAGCTAGTTCCCCTCTGTGCTATCCTCATATCACCATTGATAATAAGGTTACGGAAGCTAGGTTGTGTAGATATGTTAGAGCCATTAATAGACGCGGTGCTGTTAACAGTTAGTGTGCCTGTTACTGTAGCATTGCCTGTTAAAGTAGAAGTGCCAGTTACCGTTAAAGCATTAGGTGCTGTTAAGTTACCACTACTATCAATAGTCAGTACATCACTACCATTTAACTGGATAGAACCTGTGGTACTGGTAGGTGATTTTATGCTTACAGTCATTATACAGATGCTCCTTTTAATTCATCTACAGTTGTCATGCTATCTACTGTTAAAGTAATATCTCGTAGTCTTTGTTTTTCTGCAACAATAGCAGTTGTATCTGCACCTGTTTCTAATGCTCGTTGAAAGTCTACATCTAATTTTTCTAGTAAAGGTTTGCGTTCAGCACGAAGTTTATCTTTAGTAATTTCTTTAGCTTTAGCTATGTCTATTTTTATTCCCATGTCCATGCATTCCTAAAAGTTCTATCAGTTGGTATTTCTGATACGTCTACAATATGATATTCTTTTCCTTCAGGTACATCTTTAGCAGCAATTTCTTCAATAGTTAACCCACAGTTAGCAGGAACTATTATAGAGATTGTGCCATCATCGTTTTTATATACTATTCTTTTATCCATAATTTTTCCTTTATCTGAATATGGCTACGTTTACTTGGGTTGCATCAGTAAGCGTTCCATTTACATAAGGGGTTGTCACTCTAACTTCAGAAATTGTCTTGGTATAAGAGCCAGCAGGTGTATTTAAGGAC